TACTCATCACCGTCAGGGGAAACCCTGAGATGATGGCTTTCGGTTGCCATTCTTGCGAACAGCGTGTTCTTATCATTTACAATTTTCTTTTCTGTCATTTTTCTTTCCACCTACAAAATATACCAACAAACAAACGTGTTGGTGGAATCGAAAAAAGGATAGCGTTACCTAACTTGGTCACGCCTCCTAATTACCTGTTGCAGTTCCGCCTAGTGTCATTATTGCCCACTTGCCAGTGTATGTGGCAGTGGTCAGTGTTCTAGCAGAAGCAACTACCTCTACTTCTACTGCCCCTTTGTCTTCGGGGAACGGAACGTTGACTGAATTAATTGTGTAATCTGCGAGTTGTATGTCTATCTCCTCGCCTGAGTCTTTTGTGAACTTCAATCTCAAAGCACCAGTTGACTCGTTTGCGCTTCTCATCTCATCCCAAAGTTTCGTGTCTGTGATTAGCATCGTCAGACTGAGTTCGTATGTTCTCTGTCCGGGTATGTGAGCAGACATGGTCTGCCTGTTGTAGTTACCAACGAATCGCTGTGGAGTTAGGTTGTTGTTGATGGTTAGAGAACCGCTCTTGACTCTAGCCATTGATTGACCAAACAGGGTTATTGCCCCATCTGAGAACAGGAAAGGATAGTTGTCTGCTAGAGTAGCACTGTAATTAATCATGGCAGTCTCTCCTGAAGTGTTAGTTGGTGCAGCCAAATCAGGCCCATTACCTGCAAGTGGTAGATATCCATCAGGGGCATCGAATGCTCTTCTAGTCACTAGGTCTACACTTGCTTTGACTTCTTGACTTTCCTCAAAGTTAAGAGTAAGAGTATTGACTTGACATCCTGTGAATATCCTTGAGTACATATTCTCATTTGGTGTGCTGCTATCTAGAACGGTTGTACCGCTCTGACCTGCTTTTCTGTAAACAACATCAAGAGCAAAGGAAGGAAGAACGTCATCATCTGCCTCATCAAAGGTGTAGACAAAGTTGGACACATTGTTGTAGAAATTGAAACTACTGGGGCCGAGATTATCTTCACCACCGCTTGCTGAACCATCATATACTTCAGGGAATATGTTTGAGTCCCTGACTCTCACTATTCTCTTGTTAGACGTATCATATCCAATGCCGTTATCTGCGGCTGAGTTGTCTGCTGTTATGGCAGTGCTACCACCGCTTAGAGTGCTTATCTTACCTAGAGCGTAGTATAGCCAAGAGCCGTTGTTGAGTGATAGGTCTAGAGAACCTCCACTTACTGTCTCTGCTCCCTTGTACTGGTAGTCGTAGTTTCTTCCACCAGCGACTGCTAGATTCAACTGCTTCATCTCTACCTCTACATTTGGTGGTGTGAATGTATTGACAAGACCCAACCAATTGTCGGATAGGATAGTTCCAGTCGATGATTTCTTAGGGCCATAAGCAGGTGCGCCAAAAGACATTACAGTTAGGTTGTGAGTTCCTGACGTATTAGGGAGTGCAGCATCTAGAGTAAAGGTAGTAGCAGTGTTTGTGACTACTGTTCGGTAAGCAGTATCTAGGTCACTAGCATTGTCTTGTTCTACCTTTACAGTGCATCCTGAATACAGGTCAGGGATTAGTGCTGTTACAGACTGCTGACCACCTGATAACTGAAAAGTTAAACCTGAACCACCAACAGTTCCAGCATCAAAATACAAGTCCAATTCAGGACACAACCCTACCTGTGCATTAGCACCTACAAATACCTCATTACTTACCATCTATTTTCCCTCACACTGTCGCTCTCGCAAACCGCTTTAACTCCACTCCAATCTTATATCCATCTCTAGAAAACGTGTTACTGGTCATGTCCCTTCTATGTAGAACTCGTAAATGTAGGGTGAATGTAAAATCCTCGTTCCTAACTGCATAATCGATAGTCGGGTACGATGATGACGCACTATCCTCAAAGACCACTATTACCGATTCTGAGTCTATATCTACTCTTCTTCCCTCTTGCGGTTCTATGGAGCGTATGTCAATGAACTTAGGTGTGGCGTTGTGACTGGCAGTTATCTCACCAGCAGTAACCAATGCAGCAGCAGATGAACTCCAATTATCTTGTAGAAGCCTGATAATCAAAGTCACCTCATCCATTTAATCACCTAAGCATTTCTTGCACTCTACTTTCTAAGACCATGTCTATATGAGCCTCTATCGCATCACTGACTTCTCTATCTATCTGTTCTTCAGACATGCCAAGTGAGATTCCATCTATTGACAACTCATCCATCACAGCCCTAGATTCTCTGATATTGGCTATGATGTCATCTAGTTTTCTAATGCTCTCCTTCATAGTATCACAGAATAAAGTGTATTACATCTTTCTTACCATTCAAGATGGCATTTGCCTCTTCTAATAGGATATCATGCTTGGTCTTGAGGTCAATGTTAGAACCTGTTTCAGCAATCAGTATGGAGTTGTCATCATGTCGTATGACTTCAGCCGCAACCAACTTTGTTGCTGCATCTGATATAGTAGCAGGAACTCTAGCCTCACCACTGACATAAACGACTCTGATTGAGTTAGAGTGTAAATGAGGATACTCCTGTCTCATGAAAATCTTACCATCTTTACCTATTGTCCAATAGTCTCCTAGTCTTCTTTGGTCTTGGTGGTCTGTGAATGGAGTGACTGTCCCAACTGTGGATGAGATTGTGCAAGCAGAACCATCATCACTTAGGAGTAAAGATGAGATGACAACCGTATCACCTGCTTCGCTATCGGTTGTTGCGTAGAAGAAATCAGATATGTTTACTGAGGATGCACCATTTGCGGTGACGGATTTAGCAGCAGTCTCACCAGTGAACTTAGCAGTCTTGTGAGGGAATACCTCGTTGATTGCATCTGCTATCTGACTAGCAGTTGTTTTAGGCCCATAGTTATCGAAGAAGTCTACTCCCTTTGTTATGTTGAAAGTGTATGCTCCAACTCCCAACGCTATGACCCAAGCACCACTTTGAGGAGTTGAAGGAACCTTCACTCTAGCAGTTGCAGATGCTAGGTCAATGTATCTTGAACCGTTCCAAACTTCCAATCTGACTATCTTCTGAACATCTGCTCTTTCCAACTGAACAAATCCGACATAGTCTTTGTATCTGTTTATTGGATAAGCACCCATCGTAAAGAACTCAAAATTATGAAACTCGTTATGGTAGATGACTGGTCGATATGAGTGTCCAACGATATCGTCTACTCTCTCCTCTGCTCTTCTGATTAAAGCCCCTACTTCAGCGATAGATGGTGTGGTGGATGAACTGAATGCTGCTATCTGCAATAACTGAGACACATCAGTATGTGTAGTGTAGAATCCCCTACCTTGAGAGTAGTTTACATTGATATTAGTAAAGTCACTTGGGGAGGATAGTTTACTCATCTTACAACCTCGCTATTTTATTCTCTAGATATTCTAGTTTTTGATTGAGTCTGCCTATAACCGCAAGGGACTTCATACTTCCACCAACGCCTGTTTGTAAAAACTGTTTCTTCGATAGTAACTTGACATCATCCTTGCCCTTTTCATTTTCTATCTTTATCTTAGGACTGACTCCCTCAAAATCTACTGTGAGAACTACATCGTTAATGTTTATCCTAAAGTCATCACCGATAGGGGTGAAGAAACTCCTATCTCCTTCAATAATCAAACTAGCAATATCTCCAATGTGTTTAGGATTCAATAATTCGTTACGGGCTTCTTTAGCCTTCTCATCTAAATTAATACCAGCATGAGACCAGTTTCCATTAGCATCAGTGTCACCAACTGTGATTCCTCTATTGGTTTTGTAGTTAGTAATAAATTTAGTAACAAGAGTTGTCTTTCGGTCTCTTCTTGGTTGTAGGTGTTCCTCTAAATCTACTTTCAAATTGAAACCAGCATATCTTGTATCATCTTGAGGGCCAGTTTTTGTAAAGTTCTCATCTAAATCCATGCCCATTTTTTCAAACGTATCTTTGTAGAAGTCTTCTACGTTTAAGGTAAATGTAGCAGAATCTCCTGTTCTCTTGAATGTAATATACTTGTATACCTTTTTATCATCCGGGGTTCTGATAATTCCTAAGTCAAATATTTCTTCGGGGTTGCTTTGCTCACGGTCTGCTAGTTGTTGTAGTCTGCCTCTGAACTCCATACCTTCGTCTGCCTTTCCTCCACCATAATCTCCACCCAAAGCAGCCGCATCAGTTAGTTCGCTGATTTTCTTACCCTCTAGTCTAGAGACTAGAACATTAGCGTCTGTATCTTCTATCAACTTCCCGGTCTTAGGGTCTTTCTTTGTTGCCAATGCACCGAATATTGTTTTACTAGGCTTCAACTTATTACTATCTTTGATAGCATCTAGAATTTCTATATTTCTTATCTTTTCAAGTATTTTCTTCATGTACTTTTTGAAAGAATCGAACTCCTCTTTATTATCAAAATCACTCTCAGTCAAATTTACCAACGCTCTAGTTCTGATTGATATGTCTGTTGCGTCTTTTCCTTTTTTGTAACTAGTCCTATAACTACTGAATAAGAATGGAATAAGATACTCATAAGCCAATTCTTTAGCCCCATCAGTAAATGAACTTACATTTTCTGCTGTTAGCGTATATCCCCTATCAGGAAGTCCTCTAACTGTGAAGTTATCTAATGTGACCGTTTCGCTCATTCATCTAGCCCCAACCTATGCCAACCACTTTGCCCATGCTACGGCTTTACCTATTCCTTGTGCTAGACCGAGACCGCTTTGTGGGGGAGTGTAGGTAGGTTGACCAGTAGCAGGGTCAATCCAATACGGGTTATTCATTTGGTCATAACCCGATGGAGGAACAGGATATCCTGATGTATTGCTAAAAGCCATTTGCTGTTGCATCATAGCGTTGTTCATACCGACTGCCATGTTTCCACCCTGTATCTGTGAAGGGTCTAATCCCTGTGGATTCATTGGTGACATCCCACCCCCACCAGTTTGTGAAGGAGAAGTAAAGCCCTGTGATTCTAGATACTGTTGCTTTGCCATTCTTCTCTGCATAATAACTTCTGAGTTAACAGCAGTCGCCAGTAGATTCACAATGTCCAAGTCTATGTTCTCTTGCGTAATCGTGGTAAACTCTGATAGTGAATCGGGGTGTATCTCCAAGTCACCGTTGGTGTTGGAAACGAATTTCATCTTGACCAACATTTGACTGACAACTCTAGTCATTACGTCTTCCATCATCTTCTCAAACGCAGTTAGAAATGGTTCTCCATGATACTGAAAGAACTCTTCCACATGGTTTTCTTGTAGAGTTAAGAGGTTATTTACAGACTTAAAATTCTGTTGACCCATCTGATTCATTTGTGTGGCAAGGGCAGAGTTGCTTGTTCCGAAGACTCCCATCACTCAGCACCTTCCTGTGTAGTCACCTTAACGCCTTCGGTCAATAAAGATTTTATTCTCTCAGACATAGCAGCATTCTCAATCATCATAGCGTACAACTGCTCTTCCTTAGAAGATGCTTCATTAGCAGGGGGAATAATCTTCCACCCTAGAGATGATAATGAGTTGATGTCCTCTTGCTTCAATTGTGTTATTGGTCCTGATTTCACTAGGTTAACTGGATTTAGACTCTTAGCAGATGGAATGTATGCACTGAATGAAAGTCCGTGTTCTTCTGCTAGTATCTGTTGTTCTAGCATCTCATACTGCATGTGTATTGCCGCATGTTTCTCACAGTAAGTGCCTCTCATTGGATATCCCTTGCGAACCTTATGCAGTGGAAGTGGTGGTCTTCTAGCATCATCTGCTGTCCAAAACTTCTGTGTTCCGCATATCACACATCTATCCTTGTAATTGT